GCATAAGATTTACCACCTCCTGCTGAACCACCATATAGTACTTCTCTTTCACCTGCTGCAAGAAACTCTGTCTGAGGACCTGCGTTAGGTTTAAATACAATATTGTGTTGTTCTTCTACTGCTAGCGTTTCTACTTTTTCTACCGTTACAATACTAGGCTTTTGCTCCGGTTCTTTCTTCTTCAATTTTTTTGATCGTGTTGATCGCTTTTTCTGCATAGTCTGCCCACTTGCGTAGGCTTCTAGCTGTGTTCTTACGTTGTCGCTCATGCTGTAACCGTTTCCTTAACCCTACATGTGATATGTATCGGTCTGTTTGTTTGCTTAACCAATTAGCTACCTCTCTATACGAATACTGTTTAACGTAGTTTCTAGCCATCTCTAGCTTGTTTAACTGCAATTCTACTGGGTCTAGTACATCTGGATCATTTAGGCTCTGTACGTAGCCAAAAGGGATTGTACGAGCTATACGAGGTATTTGTACCCATTCATTGTCTTCTTTTAAGTCTGTAGGCTGTGGAAGTTTCCATTTACCTGCTGATCTATTCATCTGCTTCTTCAACTTGCTTAACAGGCATAAGCATAACACCACCTGTAGCTTCTACTTGCATTTTTTCTGTCTTAACTAAGCCTGTTCGGTCTAATAACTCTTTTGCAGCACCCATTTTTTCACGTAAACCTAGTTCTGTAGGGTCATATAAGCCACCTACCATAGCCATAGCAGCTTTAGGTGCATTTCTGCTCATATACATCTGTGTAGCTTCCATAATTTCGTCTTTCATAGACTTAACTACATCATTTGTAGACGTTCCACTAGCATAACCTGCTAATTTCTTTGCTTGTACTACATCTCCACCTGCTTCATCAAATAAAACAGACAAAAATTTCTGTTGTCGCTCAGTTAATTCTTTGCTCATGCTGGTATTTCCTTAATTAATTGATTATCAACACGCACTATGAGTCTCTCTGCTCTTTCTGGTGTTTGTCTATACCAATTACTGTCTTCCATTTCGTCTGACATGCTTACCCAGTCTAAGTCTTCAACTGCAGCAATCATATTCTTAAACTTAGACAGTCTTGGTCTACCTAACTGAAAAGACATGTTAGCAAGTACGTGCTGTATGTCTTCAGGTAGGTTATTAAATTGCGAGAATAATAGGTTACAATCTTTTATAGTTGTTTCTATGTCTTTCGCAAACCATGCATCCACTTGTTCATGTGGTATCTTTGTTCCTATAGGACCTGCATATATCTCTTCATCCCACTCGGTAATCAGGTGTCCAATTCCCCCTGTTAAATGTCCTAAAGAGCAACGATATGTCTCATACTTAACACCTTCGTCATTAGCTATCTCATCCTGTAGTTTAATTAAATTCATTTTTTTCCTATTATCTTCATTGCTTGACCTGCACCTTTAATTCCAAAGGATGCACTAATTGCTATAAATAGTAAGTATTGATACCACTCAGGTAATGTATTAAGAACTTCAAAGCCTACTCTTACATATTCTGTCATACTCGGTATAAATACAAGTATAGCAGGTAATAATAAAACAATCAAGGCAAATTCGTCTTTCCAGCTATTATCTGTAGAATCAGCCATAGATTGCTCCCATGCTACTTCTCCTGTGGCTACTTTCTCAGCTACAACTGCTTTTGCTCTAGCCTGTGCCACTTTAGCCTGTCCATCTGCCTTAACCTTTTCAACCTTACTGCTCATCCAACTAGATGCTAGATTTGCTATAGGTCCTATAAGAGCACCAAACATTGACTATCTCCCTTGTTTTTTACGTAACGCTTGTACATGTTTATGGTATAGCCAATTACCAATCTTTAGGAATGGTTTAGCTATGTCCAAGTATATCAAGTATGTGTTTAGTTTCATCTGTACCTCTTCGTTTTCTGTGCAATCTTTTTTGGCTGTTTAGATACTTGTTTACCTGCTGCATTTGCTTTACGCTTAGCAGCCGAACTAGCTGAGTATTCTGCACTAGATAAAGCTTTAATCGCTTTCGTAGGGAGATAACGCTCACCGGTAGCCTTTGACCCTTGTGTACTAGGCTTGCCACTCTTGGTTCTCCACTTCTGTTTTGTCCAATTAGCTAATGATTTTTGTGGTGCTTTCATAGGCTTCCTTAATCTCTTCTATTGTTCTATTGCATCCTATACAGATATTATCTTCTAACTTACATATACCCACACATGGGCTAGTTGATTGCACTATACTACTTTACTAATACTTATGTCTGTTTTAATAAGTCCATCGGCTTGTGCTCTATTAAAATATACTGTTCCTAGTAAGGCTAAGAAACCACCCACTATAGCTACTACAACAATTATTGCTATAGCTTCACCTATTTGTTTTTTAAGCTTCTGTTGTTTATATATAGTAGCTTGTCTTTCCTTACGTATCTGACCTTCCATCTCTAGTAGCTCATCATAAGCCTGTGGTCCTTGTGTCATGTTTAGGTACATCTTTAGTTCATACCTTTGTTCTTCTAGTTTCTTCTTAGCAGCATAGGCTTGTAGAGCTATTGTCTCAATACTACCTGCTCCAAATACCTTACCAAATATACCGGGGTTCTTAGCTTGCTTCTGTGCGTTGTCCACATCTGAAGCTGCTCCCATCCATCTGCTTACATCTCCTGACATCTTCTCTAAGTCTCTGCCTACAGCAAAGCCTTGTTTAATTGCACTAAATGCTTTTGATGCTACACCAACTGCAATGCTTATAGTCATTGGGTCCATTACTTTTTCCTTATAGGTTTGCAGTATGCAGTTATCTGTAAATTAGCTCCTTGCTTCTGTGGTATAGACGGTTGCCTATGTAGTCGTTCTGCAAAGTATAAACATCTATCTATGTCTTTAAAGGTTTGCGTTTGATCTACGATTCTTAATCCCATCATAAACACAAGTACAAACTCAATCATTACCTTTTTCTGCTACAGTCTCTTCGTGACAGGCACAGGTACATTCTTCACAATCACATTCATAGCACTCACATGTATCACACTTTTCTTTTTGCATTTTCATGTTTCCTCTTTAATTGTTCTTTTGCTGCTTTAGCTAACTTAACTACTTCAGTTTTACCCATAACCTTTGCTCTTTGTTCCATAACAGTTAGTATCTGTATTTTCCTAGCATATGGCTTATTAACTTTTTTAACTTTTGCTATAGTCTCTTTAGCATCTGCCACGGTAGCAAACTTAATGCTAACAGTGTCTTTAGGGTTTTCATCTGTATAAAGCCTTCTGTCTGAACCTTTAGGTTTTTTACCTGTGCCTACTTTAGGGTCTGGTTTCTTCTTAGCCATTACCCTCGGTATCCACCACCTGCTGCTTTGTAGGCTTTGGCTGTCATTTGTGCTTTTCTGGCTGACCATTGACCGGGAGAACCTCCCTTACCACCTGCTTTGATTCTGTTGAATATTTTCTTACGCATGGTTGGCTTAGTGTAATTCCCTGCAGCATTTACTGTACTACCTCCACTTTTTAACTTTAGTGCAGTCAAAGACTTGGCTTGACCTGCATGTAACTTGGATGCCTTAGCTAATCCCTTAATTACTTTTTTTACTACTTTTTTTACCTGTGCTGCCATTGTTATCCTCGTATAAGTTATTAAAGGTTACTGATGGGTCTAAGTAAGACTCATGTGATTCTGCTGAGTGTGTCCATTGTGATGGTGCAAAGTCTGGAGCACCTTCTCCTGTAACCCACAGAGCAGGACTAGTAGCTCTAACTCTATTGTTTGGTAGGGCAACTATATTGCCTGTCCATTTCCCTGCATCCAACAAATACATTACGTGTGATTGTTTATGCTGTGCAGGGTCATCTGCTATGTCATGGTCTGTGTAGTCAACCGTAAACATATACTTAGCTGTGTAGAACTCATTGCCTATCTTACATAACCAAGGAGAGGAACTTACCCTATCCATAACTATGACGCTATGATTTCTTGATTCGCAATCCCAAGGTTGACATAAGTGGTCATCCATTGGCTCTGCCCATTCATCTACAGGTATATCGGCTACTAGTGCTTGTATGGGCATCCTTGCCCACATAGCACCACCGTGTACATTATCGTCTTCTGTACAACCTGTGAAGACTACCTGAAAACTTAAAGACCTGTCAGGTATAGTGTTAACTGCGAAAGCTAGTGCGTGGAGATATTCACCGTGATAATTCATATGATTACAAGTGAACTCTTTTCGTACCCAACATTTAAAATGTGGTACGTTACTAATAAGATACGACATTATTTCTTTTTAGCTACTCCACCTTTAGCCATGTACTTAGTTTTTTTCATACCACCCTTAGCCATGTACTTAGTTTTCTTTGCAGTTCCACCTGCCTTCATTACCATTTTCTTAGTTGGTGTACCGTAGCCACCCTTAGCCATATATTTTGTTTTCTTTTTAGCCATAACCATTTTAACTTCTCCTACTTATTTTTCCAGCAGTCTTAGTTCTTGCATAAGACCTATTCTTAGTTTTAGATACAACCTTCAAATTAGAAGGTCTATTGTCTTTAGGATTGCCATTCTTATGTCCGACATCCTTTCCGTTAACAGTAACACCTCTTTTCTTCAGGGAGTTACGAGCAGCATTTCTACTGTCTCTTCGCTTAATTTGGTCAGGTTGACCATGGTAATTATCATACTCCTTACGATAATTTCTTTTAGATTTTTTTATTAACTTATTCATGAAGAAGCAGTCTTCTGTTTAGACAACTTTTCTTTTACTAATTTTGTGTCATAGGTTTTACCTTTGTACGTAAATGTAGGCTTGTTAGCTTTAATAGCTGCTGTAAGAATAGTCATTAAACCCTTACCTCTATTAGCAGCACTATTAATCCCTTGTTTCTGTGATGCAACAGCTTGTTTGTTAGCTGCCATATCTCTGCCTACAGACATTCCTGCATAAGCCTTGACTACTTTTTTCTTTTTATCTGTTTTCTTTTTCTTAGCTGAGCCTATAGTAATTATAAGCATACCCTTGTTAGCTTTCTTAGCTACACCACCCTTATTAAGATATCCCATCTTATTACGTATGGAGGAAGGCAATTTCTTTAATCCCTTTTGGCTAGGTGTTGGTTTTTTTAATGTCATCTAGTGTCTCCTATTTTTTCTTCTTTAAAGTTTTTAACATTCTATCAGCCATTTTTTTATTCGATTTTTCTTTTTGTATTTCGGCTTGCCTTTGTTTATACGTTCCTTTACCACCAGTTTTTAAATTATACGTACCTCTTTCTTTTACTTCTTTAGTAGTCATTTCAGAAACTTTTTTAGGCTTTGCTTTATCCTTTGCCATAGCAGCTCTTGTCTTAGCACCCATAATACCATCAACCTTGATGTCAGCACCCAAGTCCTTTAACCGTTGTTGTATTCTCTTAGTGTTTTCAAAGTCTTTTGTGTTAGATGCAGATGCTGCTGTTTTTTTAC